TTGTAATTTCTTTTTTAAGTTTCTAAATTTCTTACCTTTTGGTAAAGTGCCACGTTTGACGGACTTCTTAATTTCTTCATCTATAAAGTCATTGATTTGTTTTTCTACTTTCTTGTCCACCACATCTACTTCCTTACTAAATAATTCAGCGTCAATCATTAGTTGGGCTTTATACTTTAATTCCTTACTCACTTCAGGGTCGGCTACGGCTTTCTTTAAACCTTCAAGCATTTCCTTAGTAGGATTTTCTTTGATAACTAATTTAGCTGTCCATTCGGCAGGGATACTCATCTGGATTCGTTGGAGTTCCTTTTCTACTTCTGGGCTAAGGCGTTTTAATTTCATACGTTTAAAATTTTATTGATACGCTGGTTATCTCCACCTGGGCAAAACACATTATTCTTCCTAGGTTGCTCTGGGGTTAATCTGGCTATTTCTAATTCGGCATTAAAGGCTTTATCAACCACTAACTTTTGTATGTTAGCCAAGCCTTCGTTTAATTGGTCTATCTCTCCTTGTAATTTAGCCATAATCTCCCTTACTCTAATTACTTTAGGGTCAGTATCTTCTAGGAGTTCTTCAAACTTGAATTTATCTAGGGTGTTTAGATAGCGAGTAATGTCAGATGATTTACTTCTTACTTGAGCCTCAATAGTTTGTTTTTCTGCCCCTGCAGTTTTAATTATATCTACATAGGTTTTACCCATAGAAGTGCCTACTAATTTAAAGCGTTTAGAATTAGCTTGAGTCGGGTGGAGTAGTGAATAGGCTTCAGTTTCACCAACAGCAATAGTTTGTCCGTTCTCTCGTTCTAAGAACCAAGTTTTTTCCACCTTAGTTGGTGGGGCGGTCATAACTTCTCCGTCTAAATTAGTTGAACCAAGTTGCATATTATTTTTCTAGTTTAGTTATTCTCTTATCTAAATCTCGCCAATTTAAAATAGAAATGAAGTAGACTACGAGAACAAATAAGGCAATTAGGATATTCATTAAGATATTATAACAAGTGTCAATTTAATGTCAAATACAAAAAAGCCCACAAGTCAATTTGTGAGCCTTTCTGTTTAGATACTTGACAGGGTTATGAAGTTATGTCGGTATCATTGCTGTTGATTAACACAGCGGCGGCATCTCTTAACTCACATACACCGTAGATTAAATCTACGACTGCAAGAGTTCCAAGATTTTGCAACTGGTAAGCAACTTGAGAACGAACCTTTCCACCACCACGAGTCTGCATTGCAAAGGCAAAAGCCTCAGGCATTGCTAACAAGTTTCGGTAGGTTGATAGACCTTTTACAACATTTGTAGATGTGTAAATAGGAATACCATACAACTGACCCCTTAGACCACGGCTCTTATCCATTGAACCGAAGTTACCGTCTCGGATGATTGGAAGTTGAGAAGTGTTAAAGGTGTAGTATTTAGCGATAGTAGCTATTTGTCTCCAGTAAACAACATTCTGTTACGATTGATATTGATGTGCTTTTACAACTCGGTCTCTTAGTTCCTGATAGAACTCTTTGTCTCCTTCTTTATGTTTAGCGTTTCGGGCTTCTTTCAGTCGGTGCTTGCAGTATTCAGAGCAAGCCTTGACCGCATCATAATTTCTATAAGGAAACTTAGTGTCTAGTAAAATCTCGCAGAGTTTGTCGTTGAGTTCAACATTGGTTGAAACCCAACAAAGGCAAGGGTTAGAGTTTTTATAATTACTTTTCGTTACTCGTTTCAAGTAAATAAATCCACCGTAGATTTCTTTTATTTTCTCCAAGAGTGCTTTATTATCATCTCTTTGGATTATTGAGAGCTGGCATCGGAAGCTGTCATATACACTTTTCTTTCCTTTGTAGTAAGAATTGTGGTTATAACGAACTATCTGAGCACAACCGTCAGCATAGAAGAAACCCCTAAACTCTGCATCTGTAAGTTGTTTTGTGTCTAACATACTATACAGTGTATCACATCAATTTTCAAAGTGCAAGTCATTTCTGCTTACATCTTATAGTTTTTAATTCCTATAAGGTCGGACTATCGCATCACCGTTTCCAGTGTCTTTTTGTTTAGTCTCTCAGCGTCATAGTAGATTGATACTACGTTCGCCCTTGTTGGCATTTCAGCGTTCAAGTCAATTAAAAAAGATTTTACATCCCCCTGTTTTGTTTGGGTTAAGGGATGGAAGAAAAAGGCTGCCTTATTCATCACATCGTAGTTCAAACTATCAAGTTTCTCAATAGCTTGGACGATTTCGTTATCTGTTAACACGGTAGCAGTATCTCCAACTACGTTAGTTGAAAGGTTTGACCACAAACCAAAGAGTGATACTTCCAAAGCGGCAATAAGGACTTCCTTAGCGACTTGAATGTATTTCTCGTTGATAGCGTATTTCTTGAACATTTGAACCATTTCCAAATCACCGATAATCCAAGCTACATACACGTGAGTGTTAATGGTCAAGGTCACATCTACGGATGTAGGTGACTGGTCTACAACACCATTACCTTGAGTTGACTGCGTTGAAGCAGTAAAGGTGTTGGTATAGATATTTGGCACGTGAATTATGTCACCGCCGTCTGAGGCGTAAGACGATAAATCGGTAAAGAAGTTTGAGGCACAAGCATTAGGGAAGTTAGGCATCAGAACTAAATCTGACCATACTTCACCAATGAAGGCGACCGAATCAGCAGCGGTAAAAGCTGCGGTTGGGGATGCAAAAGCCATTTTATTGGGTTATTAACCCATTAAGACTATTCTCCCATCTTTTCTCTTTTCGCCTTATCAAAAGCCTCTTGCTTTTCATCGGCTGTTAAGGGAGTTTTTTTAGTTGGAAGGGTAAATCCTGATGAGCGTGAGGCACGTGGGGTATTGTCGGCTACTTTCTTCTGACCTCGGATGGCTTGCAATGCACCTTTAATGGCGACATCATCTAAAGCCTCCTTGGTTGGTTTTCCATTTATCTTAAAGACAAAATCTGTTTCCTCGGGAGAAAGCCCGTTCTCGTATCCAAACTGCCTTTTCGTTTCAGCAAGTTTGAGTTCTGCCACGGTAGACCGTATATCATCGTGCTTCTCTTCTAAAGGCTTCTTTGTCTGATAGGCTTTGAGAGCTTCTTCAGCTTTCTTAGCTCTAGCAAACACTTGTGAATACTGGCTTTTAGGCACAGTTTCCACTTGAGGTTCGGCTGTTTCCTCATCCAGATTTATTTCAAGCTCTGGTGCTGTAGTTTCCTCTACTGGGGTCTCATTTATGGTTGAGTCCTGACCTGTAATGGTTTCATCCATTGTTTTGAGAGGTTTATGCAGAGCCTCCGTGCTGTTATGCGAGAATATGCTTACTCGCGAGCTGATATATTAAAATAATAACACGAGTGTTTAATTCGTGCAGAAATATGAGAATTTATGTGTAATACGGAAACTTTCTGTCCTACACATCTTTTCCGATTACATTACTTATCACTATAAATCCAGTCTAAAATCCACCAAACAAGCAAGACTGGTGAACATATTATCTTTATTACAAACCTTATTGCTTTTTTTATCTTACTCCTCATCTTTATTTCCCCTATTAGACATTGCGTTTAGCTTTTTAATTAAAAGAGTTTCTATCACTTCAATAGATTGTAGGCGGGTTTCTTTAGAGTAATCACCTTGACGGACATCAGCTATTTCATCTTGCACTTGCTTTAAATAAGCTATCACATTTTTACGGGTAACATCATTCTCGGCTATGAAGCGAATAAGTTCTGTATTTATCATATAATAATATCTGCATTAAGCATTTCCATACTCATAACATAGGCACGCTCAAATTCTTTTTTATAACGACCTAGTGTTTTGTATTCAGCGTCTTTGAAACTATCAGCTAAGACATAGGCAGTTTTCACATCACTATCACTTTCAGGATATACTAATTCAAAAGTTACTTTATATGTAAGCATAATCTAAATTATATCACTTCTATGCTTTTAGTCCAGCCATATTCTCTGCCATATTCATTGAGCTAGGCACGCTAGTTGCCCCACCTTGAGTCTGTTGCATTGGATTAGCCATTTGACCCATTGGGGACTGAATACCAGCATGTAGGGGCATTTTCTCGCCTGTCAGGGCTAGAATACGCTTGAGGACTGATTCGGCATTAGGATTACCTGTCTGAACCATTGAAGTGTAGAGAGTTGTAAGTGTTTCCATTTTCTTGACGACATCAGTGGATTCTCCTGTTACTTCTATACCTACTTGGTATTTAAGGTTCTTCCAGTAGTTTTCTTCAAAGGAATAAAAGTCGGAAGTTTTTAAGGATAGGAGTAAATCTACCTGTTCGGTTAGAGTATCTAGTCCTTCAAAATCACCTTTCAAAACCTTTTCTACAAGTATCTGACCTTTCATATATTCTTTCTTAGCCATTCGGAGGGTATCAAAGCCGTCTTCACCGTCAAAAAAACCTACTTTACCAGCTTCTTTGTTATCTCGTTCAAAGATAGGGATTAAATCTTCCGTGACTAAACGAGTAAAGAATAAACCTAGTTTCTGTCGTTTTAATTTGTAGTAGGATTGAACGGTATTAGTCATCATTGCCCCAAGACGGAATGACGTGCCAGAAGGCAAAGCTTCACCTGTTGCACTTTCAAAAGTAAATGAACGTTGATTAGCGTTTTCTTCCACAGCCGTATCAATAGCCCCAGCGTCAGCGTTAGAGCGATTCACCGTATCAACACGGGTCAAAGCCCCATTGGCTTCAATCTTTAGAACATCACCGTCTTTTACTTCACGGACAAGGTTATTAGCCACTTCATCACTCATAGACTGGAATATATTTTTAGATGACCAAGCTAAGGCACGTTTCCTTAAATTAAAAATCATATTCCTTGCTACTTGGTTGCCAAAGTTCTTTTCTACTTCACCCTCACCAAGCCAGCGTCCTGCTAGTTTTTTGTAATGCACTTCTTGATAGGGGAGTTCTTTTACTTCTTCACAGAACAATAAAGCACCGTCAGGGTCTTTAGATTCAGCGTCAGGGGCTAGAATTGAAATTACTTTGATAGATTTCTTGTCGTCATCTTGTTGCACCGCTTCCTTTTTATATTCTTTATACCAATCAAGTGGAACATAACCATAGCGTTCATAGACAGTAGTTTTAGTGTCCCATTCGTCTTTTAAGTCAGTCAAATCCCAATCCTTATAGGCTTCCATATCACTTCGTAGCATATCTTTATGCTCTTCAATAACATAACGGGCTTCGTTTAGGCTTTCAGCGTCCTGTTGGTTGCGTAGGGTGCATAGGTCAACTCGTTGTAAGTCCCGTCCCGCTCGTTTAACAACAATAGTTCCATATTTAGGGAAGTCATCTACCATATCGTTTATCATTTCACCAAAATACTTCTCTTTAGCCCAGCGTCTGAATAACTTTCGTAAAAGTAAAGCCCCGTAAATAGAATCATCTGATTCAGGGATAAAAGTAAAGTCTTTGACATCAAGGTCAATGTTCTTGGAGGCAGTTTCAGCACGGAAAGATACTAGGTTTAGGAAGATTTTAGGTGTGCCGTCAGTGTCCTTTTCACCTCGTTCAAACTTTGAACCACAGTAATAATCAATGGTTTCAAGGGTATCAAACTGGGAGAACTCATAGGGTGAGCGTTTGCTTTGCTTTGAACCTTGACCAATTTTCACTTTGTTTTGAAAATAGTCATCAAGTTCCTCCTGCAAACGAGCAAATATATTAAAATCTTTATTAGACATTTATTTAAATGGTTGGCTGATATGAGATAAGAATAACATAGAGAGAAAAAGATTGCAGAATTATGCTTAAAATAGCCCTTGTGTCATTCCGTCTAGCCGTTTTTGGATTATGTCGCAATAGTCTTTACTGATTTCACACCCAATATAATTGCGTTTGAGATGTTTACAGGCTATAAGCGTTGAACCCCCCCCAGCGAAGCAATCTAAAATAATATCACCCTCCTTAGAATAATTGTCTAAACACCATTTCATAAGTTCGACAGGTTTTTGAGTGGGATGAAATTTAACCTCCTTATCTTTCATATTTTCCTGCAACATACCTTGCCATTTGAATTTAAACTTCCTAACGGCAGTTCTAAAAGAAGTCCAAGCTAATTCACAATCAGCAAAATTATTATCTCCGTTATCTTTATCCCATACTATCCAACAAGGGGAATTATCTAAATAAGATACAAAATAATTGCCGCCAAAAATTATTTGATTTTTACTCACCCTCTTAATTTCATCAAAAATATCTTTACTCGGTATTGCATTATCCCAGTCTATCGGTCTGAAAGTTGATTGCTTTGCTAGCACTCCGCCTCCCATAGTCCCGTTTTTATAAGCTCCTATCCCATAAGGTGGGTCAGTCAGCACTAAATCAATACACTTATCAGGTAAGGTCTTCATAAATTCTAGGCAGTCTGTGTTATATATTTTATTTAGTTCCATCTTATTTAAAATCAAGTTCATCGCTACCGCTAGTTTTAGGGGCTTTGTTCTGTAGCATTATAGCAATAGGGTCTAATCTTAAAGGCTCTTTAGTAGGTCTTTCAAGTTCAAACATCATACGCATTATCATCGTATCACAAACATCAGGTGAGCGTCCAAGCATTTCCTTTTGTTTATCTTTAGGCTCAATCTCCAGTTTTCCTTCCTTATCAGCGTCCTTGCGTTTAATCTGGGCGAGTTCTTCACTTAATAGTTCCTTAGTAGCGTCATCACAAGTGACTTTAATTTTATGTGCATTGACTAATTCAGCTAGTAAATAAGCACATTGAGTTTTAAGATTACGAAAGTTGTCAGGCTTACCAGTGTATCGGTTCATAAAAGGCGTTTTGTTTGCGGTAAAAGGACGGACACCTTTAACTGTATCAGTCACACCCCCACCAATTCCGTCATCGTCCACACCACAATGCGAGTAAGGGATTTTCTCATCTCTTAAAGCAATCTTTAGTTTTTCAGATACTTGGTCTACGCCTAGTTTAGTAAAACGTTCAGTTTTGTAGGAGTGTAAACCTTTCCAATAATTAAAGACAGTGGAGTCCGAACCATAGCGAGCCACATCTACTGTGAGATAACTTTCATTGGTTTCGGATATTGTATTTGTAAATAAATCTTGAATATTATCAAAAGACATCAAAGCGTTATCATCATCAGCATAATCCCAGTTACCATACATCAAACGCTCTTTCATAATGCGGTCGTGGATTTGAGATAACTGCTTACCATATTCTTCAGCAGTGTGTTTGTTATCAGAATACAGGGCTTGGATAAAGCGAACATTACTAGGTAGTGTTCCATTCTTCCAAGGTTTATAAAACTCGGTAAATGTCCAGTTCTTTTTAGGGTTTCCGCTTATAAGCATTGTGGGGCGTAGTCCAAACTCTTTATTCTTATGCCTACCAATACGAGATTTCAAAACATCATAAGCGAGATATGCAGTTTCTCCAGCTTCTTCTATTGCCCCGTCTGTATATTCTAAAGACCCAAAGCGTTCAAACAATTGGTCTGATGGGATTAGTTTAATATCTAGTAAGTCTATACGACTTCCATTAGTAAATTCTATGTAATTATATTGTCCGTTTAGTTTCCAGTCAGTCTGGGGGATTTTATGAAATTGGCACACTTTAGTCCAAGTCACATAAGTGGACTGCATTAAGCGTTTAAGTTCTTCACGGGCAATGAAAGAGCGGTAGCCAGGGTAAAAGTAAGCATTACACAAACGAGATTCACAGATAAGCCAAGACTTTCCACCGCCAGCACTTCCACCAAAAAAGATAGTATCTACTTCGGGATTTTTTAAAGCCTCGTAGGCTTCGTGTTGTTTAGGCGTTGGTGCTATTAGTGGTTTCATTTTTATTAGGGACTAGATAATCAAAACCAGATATAACAACCGATGACCTTTCAGTAGAACCACCATTAAGCAATTGAATGTTCTTAGTCAGCTTATCCAAAGCGTCTATCATTGTTTGATACTTCTCTTCGGTTAAATCTTTATTGGCTAAAGCAAGTAATAATCTGTCCCGCTCCTTCTCCATTTTCTCAACTACTGGGTTGATTACATCTTGAAATGATTGTGTCTCTGTAACATTCTTAGGATTAAGAGCTGTCTTCTCTGCATAGCCATTATTCCTTAAAATATCACCTAAAATTACCTTCTTACCACTTCCAAGAGTTTCCAATACTTCTTTTGCGACATTTTTTGCATCTTCACTAGCCATTTTACTTCTTATTTAGTGCAACTGATTTATCGTGTTCTTTAAATATAGCTTGATATAAATCATATTCTCCAGCTAGAGAACCACAGATATTGAGGTCATCTAACATTCTAACAACACCAGCTAATAGTTCTTTTTCACTAACCTTATGAAAGTCTCTTGGTAATTTTGTTTTCATTTTAGTTTTTTTAGTTCATTTTCTAGTTCTTCTTCCTTTAATCTCTGTAGTCTGTCTTTATATGTTTTACAGCTAAGAGATATAGGATAGGGTCGGCGGTTTTTCTTGGCTTTGTGGATTCTATGTGGGCGACCTGATTTACACTTTAGGCTCTTTATTAGTGTCATCGGTTTTCTCTTCCACCTTAGCTTCTTCTTTTAAGTTAGCGAGAATATTTGCTACTTGCGTTAAGCCTGCACCCACACTAGCTGGCACGACTTGAGCTTGTAAAAAGCGAACTATCTCATCCCTTGTTTTTGATTCTAGTTTTAACATTTGTTTTAATTTTAACATTATTCTTTTTATAAAGCAATATCATTCTCTTACTATAATCTTCTTTCTTACACTTGTCTGAACAAAAGATTATAGCCGACCTTTTGTGGCAATTTATACATATCATCTCCATTGTAATGCTAGTAAAATAAGCACCATCATTACCGCTAACACATACATTGCACCGAGAATGATTTTAACGAATTGTTCCAAGTTTTTATTTATTAAACTTTCTTTTAGTTTCCCAAAATTCTTGATTGGGGCACGGTTCTCTTATACTATCTTGTCCTTCAAAACCGCAGTCTTTACAAATCCAATAGGAAATATTTATTGCAGGATAACTCGTTAAGGTTATTCCAGTGCTACTATATGCTTTATTTTTATGTTCACAGTTCATCTCATTATTTATTATCTAGTAAACGGTGTAGCCAGTAGGGTTAAGGGGGTTATATTTTTGCTCTAAGTCCACAATTACAGCAAACACGATGTTTTATTTCACCGACCATTTCTTCTTTACACCAGCAATGTCCGCCACATAAATCTTTGGCATAATGGTAGTGAGTTTCTGAAGCAGGAATATTATTAAACGGATAAGGATTTGCTGTTCCACCTGCACCATAACAAGTATGTTGCCAATTATAATAGTATTTACCACATATATTACAATAATTTTGCATATTATTTATCTCCTCATTAACCTATCAAACTCCTCACAGAATTGCCTGACTTGGGGTTCTGTGCCGACTAAACCTGCCTTACCGTGCCTGGTAATGCGATGAAGGGCGTATTTCATACTCTGATACACCATTGCCACCTCTTCGTCTTCTAATATTAACTGCACTATCTTTTTTTCTGTTAGTTTCATAATTCTTGTATTTTTTTATTTAACCTTTTAATCTCTTTTAACCACTCTGTCTCTTCTTTAAGTCCGACCATTTCTTTTAAGAAGTCTGGAATGTCATTGTCTTTGAGACAAGTTTTAAGGTGTCCGTCTATTTGATTACATTTGGAACATTTATTCATTTTTTTAATTTATTTTCCAACATCGTTGGCAGTTATAAGTCGTAGGGGTATTCTCAAACTTCCGACCACAAGTTTGGCATCTCTTGCCCTTAACCCACGCCTTATTCTCCGCCTTTTGCCCCGCAATAAAGCACAAGCAAGATTGAAAACCATCATTCATTACACAGTGATGTCTTTTAAGTTCGGGAGATTTTATTGGTTTTTTCATTTTTTTGTTTTTTAATCCTTCAAACAACGAACCGAGAAACCGTAAGCCTTACCGCCCGTGCCCCGGCCCACCGAGACGTAGCCCGAACCCAAGTCCCGTGTCCAAGCCGAACCGCCACTCTCAAGCGAAGACCATAAGTACGTGATCGCCCCAAGACCGTCGAAAGAACCATTGGTATCGCGGTGGCCAGGGAAGACAACATTTAGTATATCGTCTTTAGTCTTTAGTAATCTAGTAAAATCATCATCACTAGGAATGGTTTTACCAGCTTTCTTGGTTTCTCGCATTGCTGAGTCCCAAGTAAATAATTGTTCTCCTTTACAATATCCCTCTAAAAGTTCCCAAATGTCTTTAGTGTCATTTTCTAGATATATTTTATCATTTACCGTGATTTTCCTCCAACCATTGCTATTTACTTTGAAGTTATGGTCTTCAAAACTTTTACCTATTGTGTTAGGAATATCATAGCTATCTAATAAGTCACTTATTTTCTCTAATATTTGTTGTTTTTTCATTTTAGTAATTTAATTATATCATCTTTGGCTTGTTTATATCCTTCACCGATTAACTTTTGTCGGGCAACTTCAGCTTTAGTTGGTGCTCCTTGATAACAAAATTGACTTAATGCGTCTCTTCTTACTCCTTTTATCTTTTCTAATAAGGTATCTTTATAAACCTGTAATTCTTTTTCTTTAATTTCAAAGATACCGTCTATGAGTTTTTGTTCTTTAAGACAATCATCACATACCCCATTATGGGTTGCTAGTGTTGTGCTTGGTAAATGATTACATTTTTTCATTTTATATTATCTTTAATAAGTTTAATAATTTTAGTGTTGGTATTCAAACATTTTTTAATATCTGTTTGCTCAATAAAATTACATAGATTTTCTACTTTTTGTTTAAAGAAGAAATCCGAGAATCCCATTTTTCCACCATAATTCTTCCAGCTACTCACATCCATATAAGCTGGGTTCTTTTGCCCTGCCTCATAAGCAATCTTCGTTTGAGCTTTGACTAAATCTCTAATATCCGTTGGTGTGCCTTCATTGACCACATCAGCGATGTCAGCGAGGTTTTGGGCGATTAAAATATCAAGGTCGGGATAACTAGGGTCTGTGGGGCTTTCTTCTCTTGGCACACCCCAATAGTGTTCGTGTCCATTAGCACAACGCACGCCAGTATCTTCTACTGTGCCTTTTTGTAATCCGCAATGTCTACATTCGTTATGGTTTTGATGGTTTAACATATTTCTTCTTTTAACATTTTAATAATAGTATCTAGGGCGGAGTTCACAGCTTTTTCTTCATCTGTAAGTTCTGTATTATATCCGTTATTTGCTGTCGGATATGATTTTATAGCCTTCTCCCCCTCCACTCTTTGGATGAGATTTTGGATGAACGAGGTGTGAGAGTGACGAAGGAAGGATTTGATTTCTTTAAATGGAACTCCATCTCCCTCTCTTTCAATTTTTAGATTACCTTTGATATATTCCAAATCAAACTCTTTCTCAATTTTTTCTATATGTTTCATTTTTGGGTGGTGGTTTTAATTAGTTTATATTTAATTGGTTTTAGTTTATCACAGAAGAAATCATCCCAGTATTTTGCTTCACTTGTATAACCCCGTTTTGCC